TAACAGCTTCATGAAGAAGAGTATTGATTAATCTTGTGAAAGCTTCTGCAATTTTATTGATTAACTCACTCCAATCTTCAACGCCCTGAAGGAATCTTGACATTTCCATGTAAACCTTTGCGCCATAAGACTTAACAGTTACACCGAATTCCTTACCAGCACCAAGTCTCTGTCTCTCAATGCTGTGATGACCATCAGCAATCTCAGCAACAGTGATAATGCAAGGATCTTTTGTATAGAACTTATTTGTCTGTCCAAGAGCAAGAGTCTTAACCTCTACATACTTCTGGAATACAGGTGAGCTTGTCCAACCAGATACAAGAGTATCTTCAACAGTCTCCTCGATAACCTCGAATACGGCTTCTCTTACAGACTGTTTCTTAAATGCCTTTCTTACCTCATTAGGAGTCGGAGTCTCAGAAAGACCTGCCATCTCGATAATTGTCTTACGAATCTTATCATTTGCTTCTTCGATAGAATACTGTTTTACAGTACCTTTTGCTGTGTCAACACACAGACGAGAGAAGTTCTTATATTTTGTCTCATCAAACTTTTCAACGATTACATCGCTCATTTCATTAAATCTTAATCTCTGCATAGTATATTAATCCTCCTTTCTACCGAATTACGCATATACCTGGGCATTCTTATCTACCCAAATACGATAATTTCCATTTGCAGCAACCTCGTAGATATGTCCTACAAAACCATACTCAGTCATAGCTGGCTTCTCGCCAGTTGTAAGTTTGAAGTCCGTACCATCTACGAATACATATTTTCCGACAGCTAATACAGCGTCTGATGCAAAAGCTTCTGTAGAAAGTGTGAATCTATCAGTGTCCTGAATCTCATAAGCTCTCATAACTTCACCCTTGCCATTATAGAAGTTAGATTCCTCCTGCATTTTTGTCGTATATTCCTCATAAATTTTTGGAGCAGTTAAAATGAGAACAATTTTATCTCCCTTTGCAGGAACTTTTGCCTCAAATACATCTGCTTTCTTTCTGTCACCAATTACAGCAACAGAGCCATTATCAATATCTTTAGACTCGTTTACTAAGTTGTAGTGATGACCAACTTTTGTAGCTTTGAGTAATGTTGACTCCGCTACGCCATGCTTAGTAGCCACGTAATTAGAAAATGTACTAGCCATAATTAAATTTCCTCCTTAATAATTTTTTGCAATAAAAAACACCTATGGATTTTCCATAAGTGTCAAACAATATATTTTTTAGTTTTAATTAATCAAACAGATCACCATATGGTTTATATGTGTCTTCTGTTTCTTTTTCTGCATTAAAT